TCTGGTGGTGGGTCTGGGATTGTTGTAGCATCAACACCTCCGGATAATCCATCGAGTGATACATTCTGGCTTGATAGTGTAACGACTGGATTATATCACTGGAATGAAGTTACAGAGACATGGGACCAGATTGGTGGTGGTGGAACTACTGGTGGTATTGGAGCAGTTCTTCCTGTTAATCAGAATTGTCTTGTTTCGTGGTATGATTCTAATGGCGGATATGTAAAGAATGCTGGTAAAGATGCATATGTTCCGTATGGTTTGTTTATAAGACATCCATATGGGGCGTTGATTGATAAATACAAACTCAAATTGTATGGTGCTCCTGATACTGGAACATATGGTGGGGTTGTTGATGTTCGTACATATATGTGTGCGGGGCATTCTGGGGAGTATTATGGATATGATAGGCCGGGAATTGGGTTTGTATGTAATCTTATAGATGGGGTGGATTCGTCTCAGTTTGGTGGAGGATTTTTAATATGTGGTGCTGGTTCTGCTGGTGATTTTGGAAGTAGTTCCCCAGACCCGAGAATTGCGATTGCTCTTAAGACTCGCGATTCTTCTGTAGTATACGAACCGGTTATAATATATTCTGATTTGAAACTCCGGGCACCATATGGAATCATTGCAAAAGATGTGAATATCAATTCAGGGGAAACTTATAAAGTTAATGGGGTTCCCCATACGCATGCGTATTTGCCTCTTTCTGGTGGTGAATTATCAGGCGATTTGTCTTTAGGTGGGCACCGGATTGCAAATGTTGCATCTCCAATAGATTCGAATGATGTTGTAAATCTTGGGTATGTATCTGGGATTGCATCTGGAATTATAAATAAAGACCCGGTTTTAGATGTTGTCGCTGTTCTTCCGAGTGAGGGTCTTACTTCCGGAGATCGTTATGTATACACCGTTGACAATTCAATTGCAACGTGGAATGGGAGTTCTTGGGAATATGAAACTCCGTCTACAGGGTGGACGGTTGCAAATTTGAATGACGGGTTTTCATATAATTTTAATGGGAGTTCCTGGGTTCGACTTGCTGGTGCATCAAATCATTCTACATTACAGAATTTGTCTTTAGATACACATTTGCAATATGTGCATTTATCTAATGCAAGAACGATTTCGGCAGCACATACGTTTTCGAATTTGACTGTGCCGTTTTATGTGGATTCAGACGAACAGGTTGAAAATTTAAATGCAAATTATTTGCAAGGATATTCCGCTGCAAATTTCGCAAATGCTTCGCATGGGCACAATCTTGTAGATTTGCTTGATGTTGTGGTTGCGTCTCCTACTGATGGTCAGGTTATAACATATTCTGAAGATTTGGAGAAGTATATCAATGCAGACCCGGTTGGGGCATTGGTTATAAATCCAAACCACGAATTTGCAGATGTTGCAGAACGAGATGCGTATTTTGATGTTTTCCCGGATGAACTTGTTGATGATGTTCTTGTTATTGTGGGGTCGGTATATCAGCAGTATGATTTGAGTACAACTGCGTGGAAAGATAGAACTGCAATTGTCAGGGGGCCGAAAGGTCTTGATGGCAGGGATGGTGTGGATGGTGCAACCGGACCACAAGGTATACAGGGAATACAGGGACCACAGGGAGTGCAGGGAGAACAAGGAGTAGCTGGTGCTCCTGGCACGAATATCGTAATGCGGGGGTCTGTTGCAACTGTTGGTGATTTGCCAATAACTGCAGCATCTTGGGATGGATATTATTGTGAAGCCGATACTGATTGTTATGTATATGTTGATGGCTCTTGGGTGAATGTTGGCCCGATAGTTGGTCCAATGGGGCCACAGGGAATACAGGGACCACAGGGAGTGCAGGGGCCGCAGGGGTTGCCTGGTGAGAAGGGAGACAAAGGAGATACTGGTGAGCCTGGCCCACGTGGATTGCAGGGGCCGCAGGGTATACCGGGTCTTGGTTCTGAAGCCTGGGGAGACCAGGTTGAGGGGATTGTAAATGCTCCCCCGGTTAATTTTGATATTAATGACCGGTTTGTAGTATCATTGACGCCGACTGCTGGAAGCGTGTTTGAGGGGCATGCAAATTCCATTGCTACGTATATTGGTGGAGGGGAATGGGATTTTACTGCTCCTGAAATGGGATGGGCTGTGTTTGATTTCCACCAGGAGATTCCAATATATTTTGATGGAACACAATGGAAAGAACTTAAGGCTGCAGTCGGGTCTGCATCATTTTCTAATATAACCGGGCAGGTTTCTGATAACGCGGCATTATCTGAAGCGCTTGCTGGTAAATCGAGTGTTTTACATACACATGTTGCATCTGAAGACTTGGATGATGTTCTGTTATCTGATATCGCCGGTGGAGATTTGTGGTATTTCAATGCAACCACTGAAAAATGGCAGAATCTTGGTGCTGGAACGAATGGATATTATCTGAAATCGAATGGTCCCGGGCAACCACCATCATATGGAAATCCTCTTGAAGGTTTCTCTGGTGTGCAGTTTAAAGGAGTTATTGATTGTTCCACGAACCCAAATTATCCTGCCGCTACTGCTGGCGATATGTATATTGTGTCTGCTGCTGGTAAAATTGGAGGAAGTGATGGGGTTAGTGTATCTGAAAAAGACATGCTGATTTGCATCTCGACAACGGCTGCGGGAGACCATGCAACGGTTGGTGCAAATTGGTCTGTGATTGTAAGTTCATCTGGAACTGGGGTTATTGGTCCTGGTGTTGCTGTTGCAAACAATTTTGCAGCGTTTGATGGAACTACAGGTCAGGTAATAAAAGACAGTGGGTATGGATATTCATCGTTTCAACCAGTGAATGCGAATTTAACTACAATTGCAGGGCTATCTGGAACATCTGGGTTTTTGAAACGGGTCGCTGGAAATTGGGTTCTTGATACTACAACGTATTTGACTGATATTCCAATTGCAACAAAAACCAGTCTCGGCGGAGTAATTGCAGGTTCCGGGATGATTATAACTGCAAGTGGCAGAATTGATGTAATAGCACCGCCACCTGCGTCGTGGACGAATGTAGTTATTGGAGCGGATGGTGTTGCTGCTGCTCCAACGAACACCTATACAATTAAGACTAATGTCTCATTTGAAGGGGTAATTTACCCAGGAATGGGACTGAAATATAACATTGGGGGTGTGTATTATTATGCAGTCGTGACAGCAATATCCGGGGTTGCAATTGTAATTGCTGGTGCTCCGTTGAGCGGCAATTTGATTGAGTTGTATTATGCTGATGCGAACAGGAATGCCCATGTTGATTTTTATATTAATGGCGGGTTTAATGTTGTCGCTGAAAATAACATGCTTAAAGAATACAACAAGACCCGGTTCCGGTGGCAATTAAGTGAGGCTCGGCTTGTGAGAGTTTCACATTGTTGTAATTTGATAGACAGTGGTGCAGCACAACCTCAGGTGAACATTAGTGTAAATGGTGTAAATGTGTGTAGTTCCAATTCTGGTGCTGGGAGACCGGTTGTAAATGATGCCTGGGCTGATAGTGTGGTCGATATTAATACGACTTCGTATGTTGTAAGATATGGAGATGAAATTGAGATTACTACAACTGTTGGTGGAAATGGGGATGCGGAATGTTTGACAGTTAGTGGCACATTGGTGTTAATATGAGACGGATTAGACGATTTGGTGTAGCGTTGCCATATTCATCAAATCGAGTTAAAATTTTTGACTTAATTCAGGTGTTAGATGCTGGAGTTGAATCACATCCCGGTTCTCCAATTAATGACGAGGTTGGAGTTAGTGGTATTTTTTCTTTTACGCAGGATGGATAAAAATGAGTGATTGTAGAAAGATTGCAATTAATGGATATGTCACAATTAAGAATGGAAATAAAATAATTGTAGACAGAGGTAAAAATGCAATTGTGAGGCAGGGGATGCGCCATATTGTGACATGTATGACATGGGTTAGCATATATATGTCATGTGCATATAACCCTAGAACCTGTACGTTTTATGGTGCTTCACATACTCCACAGTTGCAATTTGGAAAATCGAATGCCCCGACTACTCAACTTATGGACACATTAGTATCTAATATTAATGTAAACGCAAATTCCATTGTTAATGCTGGAATTGTTACCCGGGCTTCGAGTTTTGAAGTTTTTACACAGTTTGTTGCGTGGTGGAACGCTGGCGTTCTTAATGCGCAGTTATTAGAAGGGGAAATGCTTGGCGAAGTTGGACTGTTTCTTGGGTTGTTTGATTCATTTAGTGTTGGAGGCACTATATCCGTCCCTAAGGATGGTTCCATAAATCCGGCAGAAATATTATTTTCGAGATTTAGTCTTGGTGATGCTGCATTTGTTCCAGATTCTAGTAAACCCGTTTCAGTGGAATGGGAATTTGGGTGGGAGTTTGTATGATCGTTGAAGGATTTGTTACAGTAAATCAGGATGATAAAGAACTGAAATTAAAAAATCATCTTACTGCAAATTTAGCTAAATTTTTATTTAGACTGTTAATGATGTCATATGTGCAAACACGTGCTAATAACAGTGCAGTTAGGGAACTTTATTTTTATTTAATGGGAACATATCAAATTCGGCTCGGGTCTGGGACCACTCAAGTTCCAACGCCTACATTAACTGCGTTGCAATCGCAGTGTCTTGTAATGCCTTCCAGTCCGATATTACTTGTTGGGAATTATAGTGAGGCTGCTCCGTTTGATATTAATTACGGTTCCACCGTTAATTCGCTTGCGTTGTGTTCTGCGTTTGCTGGTGTTACAATATCTACGATTGTACAAGATGTGATTGCAATACAATCGGATCCACCGGTATCGCCGGTTACTGGTGATACATATATTGTTGCCAGTCCGGCTACTGGCGATTGGATTGGCAATGAAAACAAGGTTGCGACATATAATGGGGCAACCTGGGATTTTGTAACTCCTGATACAAGTTACGCTGCAAGCGTAACTGGAACTCCAAATGTTCCATACAGATTTGATGGAACATCATGGATAGAAATTGTAAATAAATGCAGGGAATGCGGGATATTTACATATGGGCCTGCAATATCTGATGCATATCAGTGGACTTATCAATCAACAACGGCTGGTATAATGTCGGTTAATAATGTTTACGCTCTTGCTGCATATGTTTCTGCGAATGGTGGCACCCCGGATTTTAATGTTGGAGATATAGACATTTGCAAATCGTTATCAATTGAATGGAAAATTCGGGTTGCATTTACTGGTGATTAATGATGCATTTTAAACATATTTATATAAATAAAATTGACTGGGTTCCCAGACAATATTTGGATGATGGGCGGTCTCGGTATGTTCATGCTAAGAATGAAGCATACCTTGCTTGGATTGCAGATGGAAATGTTCCAGAAGTGATTCCATGGGAAGAACCTCCCATGAATATAATTGTGGAAGACCCGTGGGAGTCTATCCGAAGTTCCCGCAATGCATTGCTACGGGAATCGGATTGGACACAACTGCCGGATGTTGCATTAAATAAAGCAACAGTAAAATTGTGGCAGGCATACAGGCAGGCGTTACGAGATATTACATTACAACCAGATCCGAAAAATATCGTGTGGCCGGAATCGCCACAATAACCTCTATTCTTTATATTCTTTTACTGACAACCAGTATATATGGTTAAGTTGTCAACACGCACATGCAGAATATGCGGAAAGGAATTTTCGAATGTTGGTATTAAAAATATATATTGTTCGGCTGCATGTGCTCGTATTAGTTGGGGGTCTGGTGTTATTAGAACGTGTGAAATTTGTGGGCTGGCGTTCCGGGCGGCTCCAAACGAGGTTGCAATGGGTAAAGCGCGATTTTGTTCTAAAGCATGCAATGGGGTTTACAAACGCCGCAGGATTCTTCGTAATTGTGCGTATTGCGGGAGCGAGATTGAAGTTGTAGAATGGGCTGCTAAAAAATATTCGCGATCATTTTGTTCTGACGAGTGCAGATTGAAATGGCAACACCGCGAAAACAACCCAAACTGGAATGGTGGGACTTCGTTTGAACCATATTGTTTTAAATTCAATCCGGAGTTTAAAAATCGCGTCCGTGCATTTTTTGGATATTCGTGTGTCATGTGTGGCAAGCCGCAGATTGAAAATGGAAAACGGGCTTTGGCAGTACATCATGTTCATCATAATAAAACCGCGTGTTGTGACGATTCTGTAAAAGAGTTTGTTGTATTATGTGACGTTTGCCATGGGAAGTCAAATTCGGGTAAGTTTGATTACCAAAATTATTTCCATGAAATTATACATACAAAGTATGGTGGAAAGTGTTACTATACAAAAGAGGAGATGAAAAATCTTGAAGTTAAGCACCAGATGGACAAATAACCCGGATAGTTATGCATATCACATGCTAAACAAGTCCCG